TCTCGCCCGTGAAATCAACCATCTGAACCCGCTCATCCCGGAGCAGGTGGCGGCCAACGTCCTGGAGAATTTCTGCGAGGCGGTGGCGGAGCTCCTCTCCATGGGCTTTGCGGTCCAGCTCAAGAGCGGCAGCGCCGTGGCCGTGCGCATCTTCCCCGACATCCACGTCAAGGGCGGCAACATCAACCTCGCCCGCGCCAAGGAGCTCATCCCGGAGACGGTGGAGCTGACGGCCGAGAACGCAGCGGCCCTCATCGACGCTGCCGGTGGTGTGCAGTGCCGCGTCCGTGCCACGGCCATGCAGCCCTTCACGGATCTGCTGAATGCCCAGAAGCCCAGCATCTCCCGCAAGGAGGTCTCCGTGAAGCCCTTCGTGGCGAAGGCCCAGCCTGCAGAGGGCGACTCCCCCGCCCCGGCCGGTGATGACAATGGCGGCGACAACGGCGGGGACAATGGCAATGGTGATGATTGGGATAACTAATGGGCTATGACTATGGACTGGGGTAGTATATTCATGGGAATTTGGTGTGGCGGCGTCTTTCTCTTTGGCGTCTGGTGGGGCATGAGAAAGGAGCGGAAGATACACGAGGAAGAAAGCGCTCTGACTACGGATGATGTCAAGTTCATCATCGACAAGTATTCAGAGCTGCCAATTCAGTATTGCCCGCACTTGTTTGAAGAGATACTTCGGCAATTCAACGAAAGACGCAAGCACTGATGCCCACCTCCCCCATCACCCAAGTGAATGAGTACGCCGCGGCGGTACGGAGCGGAGCGCTGCCGTCGTGCCTGATGGTCCGCAAGGCCGTGGACCGCTGGTACGACGACCTCGGCCGGGAAGACCTGTACTTTGACCGCAAGACCATGAAGATGATCTGGGTATTCGTCGAGGGTGATAAGGCATCGGGCTGGCAGGGCCTCAAGCACTTCAAGGGCGAATGGGCGGGGCAGACCATACGGCTTGAGCCGTGGGAGTGGTTCGTGGTCCTCTCCCTGTTCTGCATCAAGCGCAAGAAGACCAAAAAGCGCAAGTACCGCTATGGGGATGTGTATGTCCCCAGAAAGAATGGAAAGACAACCCTTGCGGCCGTTATCGCCCTTATCCTTCTGCTGATTGACGGAGAGTCTGCGGCGGAGGTGTACTCATTTGCGGTGGATAAGGAGCAGGCCAAGATCTGCTTTGATGCCGCCGTACAGATTGCAACGGTATCGGGGCTTGTGCCCGGCGAGGCGCAATACTACAAGCACGCCAACACCCTTGTGGTTGAGGACACCGCCAGCGTTTACAAGCCCCTTTCCAAAGATACCAAGAACAAGGATGGTCTCAACCCTCACGGCGCCATCGGGGATGAGGCCCACGCTTGGAAGACCTTTGAGATTGTGGAGGTGATCCAAACCGGTATGGGCGCCCGGAAGCAGCCGCTGCTGTTCCAAATCTCCACTGCCGGCACGGATACCACCTATCCCTACTTCAAGCACCTGGAGTATCTGCGGCAGGTGTTGGTGGGCATCGTGGATGATGATTCGCAGTTCGCCCTGCTCTATGAACCGGATGAGGGCGACGACTGGAATTCGGAGGACACGTGGAGGAAGGTCAACCCCAACTATGGCGTGTCGCTTTCCATCGAGTATATGCAGGACTCGTACAAGAAAGCGAAAGACAAGGGCGGCTCCACCCTGGCTGCCTTCCAGACGAAGAACCTCAATATGTGGGTGGATGCCCCGGAGGTGTGGATTCCGGACGACGACGTGGCTGCGTGCTCATCGGCCTTTGACGAGAGCCAGCTGGAGGGGGCCGAGTGCTACGTGGGCATCGACCTTGCCTCCAAGAGCGACCTTACCGCCGCGGCCTTTTGGTTCCCCCGCTTTGGCGTGGTGCGCTACCTTTTCACCGTGCCGGAGAGCAAGCTCACCGAGAGCCAGGGCCGGGGGGACGTGGTGGACTACAGGCTATGGGTGGAGCAGGGGTGGCTCACCGTCTGCCCGGGGCGCGTCCTGGACGAGGAGTGGTGGCTGCAGCAGCTGTTCAAGGCCATGGCGCCCTACAAGGTGAAGTGCATCGCCTACGACCCCTGGGGGATGTGGGACCTGAAGAACCGCTTCGGCAAGTATGAGGAGGCGCTGATGGAGTATCGGCAAGACATCCGCTATATGTCCGTGCCCACCAAGGACCTGGAGAGCCGGGTGCTCAAGCACGGCGTGAACCTCCTGGGGAATCCGGTGATCCGGTGGATGTTCCGCAACGTGGTTATCTACAAGGACCCGAATGCCAACATCAAGCTGGACAAAGCCCGCTCCCGCAACAAGATTGACGGCGTGGTTGCCACCGTGGACGCCATCGGCGGGTGGCTGAATAAGACCTCTGGCGACGATGGCCAGATATACAAGACACACGAACTAAGAACGATTAAGATGAAATGACAATGAAACCGATTGAAAAGTACCAGCAGAAGTTCATTGAACTGCTCAAGGAAGCAGAGGAGGAACTTGGCGGCGCATTGACCGTCACTGTGAGAGACCGCGTTGTTTACAAGATGCCGGACTACAACAGTATTTCGTCAGTGCCCTGTGTTCAGAAGGAAGAGTTAAAGCATGAATACTCTTGCTCTATCGGCACAGAGGGAATGAACGTATTGTATTAGCTACGCAAATGGCGTAATAGTTAAATAGAACGCGGATTTTTCGGATTTTGCTTAATAATCGTTACTTTGGGATGGAAGATTCTGCAAAAGTGAAACTCGTTGAGGAAAAACTCTTTTCCCTGCTCACCCGGGACGGCTTTGTCAATGCCTTCTGGCGAGACCTGAACGTGCGCCGGGCTCAGGACCCGAATACCACCCAGCGGCAGGTCTTTGAATCCCTCGATGCGCTTTACTTCAAGGAAATCGGACACCATCAGTTCCCGTCTTTTGAGTCCTTCCGAATGTACCGCGACCGCCGGTATAAGTCCGGCAAGAAATAGCCCCGCCTCCACAAAGGAACATTTGTTCACTCCTACCCCGTTGGCCGTGCATATTTTCGCACATAACCGACGGGGTTATGGGCATTTTCTCCAACATATTCAAGTCCGCAAAGAAGCGCGGAGTCTTTGTAGGCACGCAGGCCGAATACTTCGCCTCGCGGCCGGACATCGACTATGGCGTGCCGGTGACGAACCAGAGCGCCATGAACCTGACCGCCTTCTTTGACGGCATCCGCATCATCTCTGAGAACATCGCCTCCCTTCCCAAGGAGGTCTATCGCTCGGACGCTCAGAAGGGCCCCGTTGAGGCCCACGAGCACGCGGCCTTCTCGGCCATCAACGTCCGCCCCAATGCCTATACCAATGTCTTTGACTTTTGGAGCTGCATTGTCACGTGGCTCATCGGCTGGGGCAATGCTTACGCCATCATCCGGCGCGACAAAGACGGCATCCACCTGCACCAGGTCCACCCCCTTTGTATGAATATCCGGCTGGTGGACGGCCGCAAGTGGTATCGCGTCACCTTTGCCGACCCGGACCTGAACTGGCTGAACGATACCTATTCCGACGACGACATCCTGCACTTTATGCTGGTCACTACTGACGGCATCAAGGGCCAGAATCCCGTGCTGCAGAACGCTATCGCCCTGGGCAAGGCGCTGGCCACGGAGAAGTTCGGCGCGGAGTTCTATTCCAAGGGCGGCAATATCCGTGCGGTGATGGAGACGGAAGGCCACCTGGGGGACGATGACTACCAGAACTTCATGGACCACTTCGGCTCGGCGTCCAAGAACTTTGACACGCCGCTGCTGGAGTACGGCATCAAGTACAAGCAGCTCTCCGTGAATCCCGTGGCCGCGCAGCTCATCCAGAGCGAGACGCTTTCCATCCAGGACGTGGCCCGCATCCTGAACCTGCCACCGCACATGATCGGGGAGCTTTCCCACGCCACCTACAGCAATATCGAGCATCAGACCATCCAGTTCGTCAAGTACACCCTCCGGCCGCTGGTGAAGCGCCTGGAGGTGGAACTGGAGGCCAAGCTCTTCTTCTCCCGCGAGGTGGGCATCTACAACGTGAAATTCCTGCTGGACGGCCTGCTCCGTGGCGACACGCAGGCCCGCTCGGCTTACTACCATAACGCCATCCTTGACGGCTATATGACCCCGAATCAGGTCCGCATCCTGGAGGGAATGTCCCGGGCCGAGGGCCTGGACTACTACCTGCGCCCGCTGAACAGTGAGGTGGTGGGAAGTGAGGACTCTGAGGAGGACACTGACAACAACGACGAAACAAATAACAATCCACCTTATGAACGGAATCCATTATAGAACCTATTCGTCGGAGATCCGCAAGCGGAACGAGGACACTCGCACGCTCACCTTCGTGGCGTCGGACGGGGCCCGCGATGCTGCCGGCACTGTACTGAACCAGGAGAACTGGAGCCTCAAGCGCTACGAGAAGAATCCCATCATCGGCTACCAGCACGAAGTCTATGGCGGCTGGGACGGCTCCGACCCGGACAATATCATCGGCAAGGCCCGTGTGTACGTTGAGGATGGCCAGCTGCTGGCCGACATCACCTTTGAGACCAAGGACATCAACGAGAAGGCCGAGAAGATCTACAAGAAGCTCCTCTTCGGCTCCCTGAACGCCGTTTCCGTGGGTTTCCTTCCCATCGGCAAGGGCAGCTGGGGCAAGGGTGAGGAGGCCATCGACGGCAGCAATCCCACCTACTACTACGCCGGCCAGGAGTTGCTGGAGATTTCCGTGGTGAACATCCCCTCCAACCCCAACGCCGTGCGCCGCGCCATGGAGTACGAGCAGAATGAGCTCAAGGCCCTCATGGAGGCCGAGAAGCCGGAGCCTGCACCGGAGCCCCAGCCGGAGGACCGCAGCGTGGAGAACGCGAACAAACTGAAACTATTAAAGGCAGCGGCAACAGCTGCATTATGTTAAACCCCAAATACAAAAAACTATGCGTAAAATTGCAGAAATTCGTGCAGATTTGGACGCCGCCCAGAAAGGACTGGCCAGCGTTGATCTGAAGGACCAGGCTGCCGTTGACGCTGCCGAGGCAAATGTCAAGTCCCTCATGAAGGAGCTTGAACTTGCTGAGCTGAATGAACGTGCCGCCAAGCAGGTCGCAACCAAGGCATTCGAGACCCCTGAGCAGAAAGAGCTCAAGCGCTTCTCCCTTGCCAAGTTCATCAGCGAGGCCGCTTCTGTCCGTGGTCTCACTGGCTTCGAAGCAGAAATGAGCCAGGAAGCCGAGAAGGAAATGCGTGCCTGTGGCAAGCAGCTCACCGGCGTTGGCATCCCGTCCATCCTTCTGGGTGTCCGCACCTTCGACAACAACAATGTCACCACCGCCACCGAAGGCAAGGAGTTCCAGGCCATTACCGAGTGGTCCTACGTTGACGCCCTCCGTGACGCCATGCTGGGCGCCATGCTGGGTGTGATTTACATTCCCGGTATGCAGGGCAACGCCCGCATCGTCAAGGGTGGCGGTATGACCGCTTCCTGGCTCGATGAAGAGGCTCAGGCTTCCAAGCAGAAGGAAAACTTCTCCGCCATCGACATGACCCCTCACGGTCTGCAGATTCTGGGTGGCTACACCTACGACCTGCTCAAGCAGAGCGCCCTCTCCGTGGAGCGCATCCTCTGGGACGAGCTCATCCGTGCCCACGCCCAGGCCCTCGACGCCGCCATCTTCACCGGCAGCGGTTCCAGCGGCCAGCCTACCGGCGTACTGAACACCGAAGGCATCGGCTCCGTGGCCGGTGGCACCAATGGCGCTGCCATCACCTACGCCAACCTGGTGAAACTGGAGACCGCCGTGGGAAATGCCAATGGTCTCTTCGGCCGTTTGGCCTACGTGACCAACAGCAAGGTGGCCGGCGCTGCAAAGTCTACCCCGCAGGTGGCCGGTTTCCCCCGTTACATCATGGAAGACGGCCGCGCAAACGGCTTTGACGTCCACGTGACCAACGCCATCCCTTCCAACCTCACCAAGGGTAACGCCAGCGGCGTATGCTCCGCAGTTATCTTCGGTAACTGGGAAGAGGTGCTTGTCCCTCAGTGGGGCGGTCTCGACATCATCGTAGACCCCTTCACCCCGAAGGACAAGCGCGTCGTAGAGGTGACCGCCATCGCCTACCACGATGTCTGCGTGCGTCGTCCCGGCTGCTTCGCCGCCATCAAAGACGTCCTGACCGCCTAAACGCCTGAACTATGGAGACGCGCAATTATCTTGGAATCGAGCCCCTGCTTGGGGAGTTCCGTGCCCATCTGAGGATTACCTCCACCGACCTGGACGGCGTGCTTACCAGCGCGCTCAAGGCCGGCGTAAACCGCGCGGAGCACGAGATTTCCACGGTGATTGCACTCTCCCAGTTCACGCTCCAGATGCCATTCCAACCCTCCATCCAGCTGAGGTGGCCCCGCGTTGAGGTCACCTCAGTGAAGGTGGATGGTGTGGACGTTCCGGCTGCGGATTACCACTTTCAGAAGGACTGGCTGTGCTTTGAAAAGTCCGTCCACGGTGACAACGTTGAGGTCGTTTACAAGGCCGGCTTCCAGGTCATCCCGGATGACGTAAAGTACGCTGTGTTCCTGCTGGGTGGCCGCTACTTTAACAATCCTACGGATGTGCCCGAGCAGATTGACCGCACAGCTGCGGCCAATCTCCTCCGGCCCTTCAGATGCTGGGGGAAACACTGATGGCTACTTTCAACACCGGCTCCCTTGATACGCTTGTGACCGTCAACCGCTGCACCATCACCTCCGACGCGGAGGGTGGAAAAGGCTATTCATTCGCCAAGTTCCGGGATGTGTATGCGAATGTGGACCGCAACATCAGCGAGCAGGTGAGCCTCGGAAACCTGGAGGGCGGGGACTACATCTTCCTCACCATCTACAAGATTCCGGAACTGGACACCACCTGGCAGGTGGTTGTTGCCGGCCAGAAGTACGAGATTACCGGCATCGACCTGCAGGAACGTCTCTCTCCCTTCTGTACCCTCACTCTTCACGCAGTAGACTGATATGGCCTACAAGATTGAAGGTTTGGAAGATTGCCTAAAGGCAATGGACAAGGCGCCTGAAAACGTCGTAAAAATGACCAAGACGTCAATGAGGGTCGCGGCGAAGAAAACCAGCCGGAGCATCCGGCAGCGCCTTCCCAAACAATTCTGGCGGCGGCTTGTCCGCTTTAAGATGAGCAAGGGACAACTATCGGGCAATTCCTACGTCCTGATGGGCCTTTTCTACAAGGGAAAGAAGAACGCCGATGGGAGCTCTTACATCCCGGACTGGTTCAAAGCCTACTGGGCGAACTACGGAACGCTGAAGCACAGGGATCCGAGTCACGAATTCGATTATCCCGTGAAGGCTGACTCCAAACGCCGCAGGAATGACGAAGGCCAGATGCCGACCGGGGAATTTGAGGCCGCCATCACCGGATGGGAGGACGAATTCATGGCAGCCTTTGAGAACGAAATGCAAAAGCAACAAGACAAACTATACGACCGATGACCGATTCACTGCGCGCAAAGCTGGTATATACCTGCCGGAACATCTGCCCGATGGTCCTGTCGGAAGACGAGACGAAGGTCTATCCTTACGCCGTTTATGACATAACATCCGTTGCGCAGAGGGACAAGGACGGGGTATACGCCTTCTTTGGGGATACCCTCATCCGCGTGGTGAGCAACGTCAAGAGCGAGGCTGACACTACCGCCGCCGCTATCCAGTCGGCCGTTGAGACCGCCTTCCGGGACGGATATTCCAACTTCGTTCCCGGTGACTTCTCAAAGGATTGCCAGGAGGGCATCTGGACAATCGAAATGAATTACACCCTGAAGCAGTACGCCGACTGGGCAGAACCTATTGAAAACAACGATTAAAAACATAGTAAAATGCCTGATACAACTTCAAGAATTCTGGGCTACAACATTGCTCTGAAACTCAATAGTAAGACATGCCTTGGACGTACCCAGGAAGACCTTTCAGTCACCCCTACGGTTAAGGAATCCATCACTAAGGACAATGAAGGGAATAAGAAATATGCCATCACTGGCCAGGAAGTAACCTTCAAGGTGAGCGGCCTTGTTACCTTTGACTCCGCCACCGGCACTACGACCACGATGGATTCCGACGACTTGATGGATCAGTCCCTCAAGAAGGGCTCCGCAGCGGAAATACCCTGCCAGTACTATCGCGGCACCACCGGCAAGGCTTATTCCGGTACCGTCATCATGACCAACTATACCGAATCATCCAACGCCGAGGACGAGGCTACCTACACCGCCGACTTCAAGGTTACCGGCGCATTCGAAGCAGTATCATAACGTATGGAGAAATCCTTCATAACTATCGGCGGCAATAAGTACCGCGTTGAGGTGAACTGGAATGCCCTTGGAAACTTCCTTTCCCTTGTGGGGGACGATTCCATCGGCGGGCTCACCAAACTGGAGCAATTCCGTGTCACTCACTTCACCTCCCTTGTTGCCGCGTGCGTCAAGGAGGGTGAGCGACTGGAAGGCCGTGAGGTGAACCTTGACCCCCTGAAGCTGGGTGAGACCTTCAGCCTTGCCAATTTCAAGGAGTTCATGGCCATCTACAACGAGCACAGCCGTGCCTGGTTGGAAGCTGATGCCGAGGACTCAAAAAAAAAGGAAAGTCAGGGGGAATAGCGCTCACGCTGGGGACGGTCCGCGGCTGGGCAATTAGCCGGTTGCACCTTTCTCCGGCAGAATTCGGCCTGATGCGGCCCGGCGTCTTCTGGGAGGCAATAGTGGCGTGGCAGGCAGACAAGGAGGCGGACCGGCGCCACGTAGCGGAGGTGATCCGTGGAGTGGGGGTCCGCCTTTTTAATATACAGCTCAAGCCCAAGGACCAGATTAAGGATATCCGCAAGTTCCTTCCGCTGCCCTGGGACGAGAGCGATGAAGACCCGGAGGTGGAACGCCTGGAACACCTCACAAAGGAACAGCGGGACGAAGAAGCCCGGGCGTTTATTGAAATGATAAACTGGTAAGCGATGGCAAAAGAGCCCAAAATGAAAATCGGCATCGGCGCCGACACCGGGGACTTTGAGAAAGGAGCCCGCAAGGTGAAGCAGGAGATGAAGGACCTGGACAAGGTTTCTTCGGATGCTTTTGCCGCCATCGGAAATGCTCTTGGCGTTGACGTCGGTAAGGTGCAGCAGTTCTCGTCGGCTCTTGCTGGCTTGGGAAACAAACTCGCCCAGACCGGAGCCGAGGGAGCGTCGGCCTTCTCGAAGATTGGCGGTGCAGTTAACGCTGTGGGCGTAGGTATCGCCGGCCTTGGACTGGCCGCTGCTATAGCCGCCTTCAGGCAGCTCAATGCCGAGGCGGATGCTTTTGAACGGACAATCCAAGGCGGTGTGATCGCCCGCCAAACTGAGGCATATATTTCCACCTTCCGTCAAGCTCTCCGCGATCAGAGCGGCGTTGGGGAACAGGCGGCTGGTTTCCGCCAGACAATGCGCATGGCTGGGGCCACTCTCGCGGGATTCTTCCAAAGCGGATTTGACTTTGACAGGATGAGGGCAGCAAACAACCTTGCAGAACGCGCCAAGGAGATTGCCACCGAACTCTACGACATCGAACTTAAACAAAAGGAAAATTCCGTTGAGGTCTCCCGCATCAATTCAGAGATAGCGCAGAAGCGCGAAATAATATCGGACCGTACCCGCAGCGCCGCGGAGCGCGCCCAGGCTCTTGCCGATGCTCAGGAGCTCATTAGACAGAAACTTGCCCTGCAACTTCCCCTTGCTGAACGGCAGCGCGACCTTATCGTGGAATACAACGGCCTTGCATCCACACAGATGAAGGACTATGAC